ATGATGATGACCTTGCGGCCACCAGAAAGACTCATTGATGATGCATAGTTCTTGATTTTGTTCCGGAAAGTATCGATGCCACTTTCGTCTGAGCCGTTGATGACGATGTAGTCACATCCGACTTCTTCACATAGGGCTTTTGCGATTGTAGTTTTGCCAACCCCTGCGGATCCAGCAAGTAACAAATTTGGGATTTCTTTTCTGTTGACATATTCCTGAAAGGTTGTTTTGATAGACTCCGGAAGAATACAGTCCTCAATTTTGTGAGGACGATACTTTTCCACCCATAGCATTTGGTTGCTTTCCATTCACATACTCCATCATAAAAAAATAATTATATCACATCTTACGCCAAGTGTCATTCTCTTTGACGTATAGTTTACCATCAGGACCTGGTACAATGTTTACAGAAATTCGCTTCTCTGTTCCAGGTTTGTAATTTGGTCCATAACCCACAATATACATGGTATCTGTACCATATACTTTTGCTGGTGGTAATTCTTCACCGTATGTTGCTGTCAACTGCAACACAGGTTTACCTTCAAGTTGTTTTTCCAACTCAGCAGTTGGTAGTTCATCTTGCTTATAAACAATACGTTCTTTGACTTGTTTATAACCTTCAACACCAACTGCGAGTAGACCAACCAGCCCTAGACTTTTTGCGAAACTTCTACGGCTTGTTGGGTTCATTTTGTTTCAGTCATTCCGATGTAGAGTGCTTCAAACTCATTATCTTCTGTAACTTCTTCTTGGAAAGATTGTTTGTGGTGTGTCTTTGCCATGCGGCGAAGAACCTTTTTTGGAATTTTAAAGTTATCATAGAGCGCATCGATAACGTCTTTGATAGCTTCTTTGTGTGAATCAATTACCGACATTTCATTTGAAATTTCAGAAAGAGCATCACGAATAGATTTCAGTTGGTTCTCATCGAAAGAACCGTAGAGTGTAGTCACAGCAGTCATAATTATTCTCCGTACTTAGAACCAGTTTCAGTAGTCACCCAGTATTCAACAGGAACAGTTGTGTTCTTGAAATGACCGATACCCTTAGAAGCAATAGTAACTTCATATGCACCAGGAACAAAACGTAGGTTTTCAGTTGCAAAGACCATACGATACTTTGTGCCGTTACCCGTCACGTTTAATGTTGTTGAGTTGACATGTGATGCATCATCTTTTGCATCAAAAGTTTCGATTGTACAAGATTCACCGTCAGAAACGAAGGCGATGTTTGGTGAACCAAGTGCTGATGCAACTTTAGAAATCCATTCTAGGTCTTGTGCATCAAGTGAGAATTTAATCTCTGCATTGTCCATAGAGATAGTCTTATCTGGTGGAACAAGAATAGTTTCTTTAGCCGCTTTACGATACTTGGTGCTAGAACGACCACCAAGGCTTTTAATGACAATGTTCTTGTCTTCAATCTCGATCTCTGGTTGTGCATCACGTGCTAGTGATAGTGTACCCAAGAAATTATTAAGATCGTGGATACCGAATTCGGTATCGAACGTATCAGTCAATTCTGCTTTCGCAAGAATGTTCTTTTGTTTAGAGATAGTTTCGATAACATTACCAGGTTTAACGAAGATACCCTCATTAATCGTGGCAAAGTTTTTCAAAATACTCATTGTGTTTGTTGAAAGTTTCATTACAATACTCCTTTAGTAGATTCACGGATTGTATCAGGTCCAAAGGAACTAATCAAGCAATTCGTCAAGTTTTTTTTCAAATCTTCCAGACTTCCATCATTATCGATTGTATGGTCGATATCACCACCAATCCATTTCCATTCCGATTCGTGTATACCACTGCGTTCTTTCATCCAAAGTTCAGCATGTGGATCACCACGGTTGGCTTTTTCAGCAATACCATACCAATGAGGTGTGATACCACGTTTGATTTCAATTAGTGTACCACCATTTCTGTTGATGAAGTCGATTTCGTTTTGAAATCTAACATCAGTGATGACATAATTTTGTTCAGGTGAGTTATCAATATAGTTCTTCAACTTAATAACCCAAAAGTTTTCGTGAAAAACATCACGACCAACTTGCGTACCCATCAGTTGCAAAGCATAACGGGGTGTGAATTCTTTTCCGAATTCATATGACCAGAAATCGTCTGGCTTTTCCCGCCATTCACGTGAGTGTTGTGTATCACCCTCAAGTAAATGACGAGGCCAGCCAAACATTTCGGCTGTGACATCCTTAACACCTTTTGCAAAGGAGATGGGTGTTAAACCCATATCTTTAAGAATGTCACCTGCTGTGCCTTTACCTGAACCTATGAATCCAAGTAAGCCAACGATCATTACATTTCTCCAACGTAATTCGCAACGGCAGGCATATCACCTTGGAAGTGGTATGTTCCAATATGTGTTGTACGCATCCATGGGCATAGCCAGATTTGACCACCCATATTACGCCACCATTGGCAGAACATGTAATCTTCGGAAAGATAACGTTCAGACTTTGGATCAATCACAGTGTCAAAGTATGCATGAATGTAACGTGAGCCATCAAAGTGTGCTTGACCAACGTGGTCTGGCTTGTACTTCAAATTTGGATATTGTTCCGCAAACTTAGGGAACACTTCACGTTTAATCATCATAAAACCGGTACCGATTTCCATGACTTCAAGTGGTTCAGAAACAGAGAACTGTGCTGTACCTTTAACTGGATTGAAAACATAATCACCAGTAACTTTCTCAAGAACATGCGGTTCAATGTCTGGATGCATTTGAACTGCCTTCTTGACGTTACCCCATTTGATAGCCTTCTTAGGATAAGGACCACCAATAACATCTTTATCGAGAGCCAACATTGCAATCACATCTTGTGGATTGAAGTTGATATCAGAATCGATAAACAACATATGTGAGCAATCAGAACGATGGAGGAATTCATCCACCAAATAGTTCCTTGCACGTGTAATCAATGACTCATTGAACAAGAATGAGAACTTGACTTCGATACCATATTGAATACACATACCTTGAAGGTCAAGACATGCTTTCATATAGAGTCCATGGTTTTGCCCACCATACATCGGTGTGGCTACAAACAGCTTATGTTTTCTTAGTTCTTCTGTTTTAATTGAAATTTCCATTTGTGCTCCAAAAATAAAAAAAAGGAGAGACCATTAGAGAATGGTACTCTCCCGTATCAAACCAAGATTAAGCGGTTTGTGGACGAACGCCCATAGCACGGCATTGTGCTTTGAAAGACTTGGAGGGGGTTCCAAGACGATAAACAGCAACCTTAGAGCCATCAGCACGTGACTTAATGTTGGTGTAGATAGAATAACCTTCATTACGCAACTCGGCAATACGAGCGGCAACGTTGGTGATACCAAAGCGTAAGCGAGCCTGTGCTACGCTGAATGTGTTGTAACCTTCCTTCTTGGTCAAGGCTTGCAACATTTTTTCCTTAGCGGATAATTTCTTCATAATAAACTCCATTTTAAAGTTAAGAACACTGCTCATATGAGCAAATCACAGTATACAAATATGTAGGATAAAAGTCAAGTGTTTTTTAGGCACACTTGATTAATTACCGTCCTACTTGCGGTAAATATTTGGCTTTGGTTTCTTCCCAGGTCATGTAGACCAGGTCATCATAGAACAGGGTTTCATATGAAACATTGTTCTTCTTTTGCAGTTGACGAATACGACCTTTGGCATACTTGGTCTTCCATAATTCCGAAAGTGCTTCTTCGGAAGTATCGAACGACTTAACGAGTTGGTCTTCCGTGATTTCTCCACGGAGAAACTCATTCGTATTATTATAGAGTGGTGAGAAATAGATACCACGTTGGTGTGCTGTACGTGTCAACTCTTTTGGAATACCAAGTTTTGGATATAAGAAGTGTAACGAACGATTCTTGTGGTCACGTTTAAAAGGAAGACCTTTATCATTCTTAGCTTCCCACCACTCAAAGTATTTCTCTGTGTGGTTTTCTTTGAGCCAGTTCCAAAGCATATTCAGTGTAGATTTACGAGGTTCAAAAGCAACAGAACCAGATGAGAAACCCATTTTGTTCCAGTGTTCAAGACCATCATACTGAGATAGACCACCAGACTTAGTATTTCCGTAAAGAGAAGTGGTAGTAACACCAGCTAGAACGTCACCGTACTTTTCTTTCCACAGACGTTGAACTGTATCAGACAGGCAAAGCAACGCAAGGAGTTTACCACCCATGTAATTGAAACCAAGTGGCTGGAGTGGAACAATAGATGAACCGATTGCAGTATGGTTAATCATACCACCTTGAGTTTTCTTTTCACGTTCCCAACCGATTGCGGTGTCACGTGGTGTCAAGTCCAAGAAATCGGAAGAAATACAAACAACACCAAGATACTTACCAGTCACATCATCTTTCACCATGAAGTTGAGGTTACGACCAATGTTTGAGTTGTTCTTCATCGTAGAGATAAAGGTACGTGTCGTGTTCCACAATATAGGAAGGTCTTTGGTTCGCTTTTTGTCGCTTTTTATGGTTGTACCGTCAAGTCCTGTCGTGATTTTGTGTCCGGAGTCATCGGTGAATTCCATAACTGGACGCAGGTTCATAAAGTCATCAGGTGATTCCGGTACCCAGATATTGTTCTTAGCAATGTTGATGTACTTACCCTGTTCTTCGTCAACAAGAACCTTCTCATCGCCCCAAAAGGTGTTGTTGGTTTTAGTGGGAAACTTCTCCTGAACTTCACACCATTTTTGGTATAGTGTATACTCTTTAACATCCATGGCGGATGCATATGTCAAATCTTCCGTCAGAACCTTCTTCAGTTCTTCGGTATCAATATGTTCAAACGAACTTTTAGGATTCTTTTCAGACCATTCTTCCCACTGTTTCTGCACATGTGCAGGCCACTTTTCATTTTCAATATCAGAATCGTTTGACATTAAATTGTTCTTTCACCTTTTTAATCATTTGTTTCTGTAGCTTGCGTCTTTGGTCGGCAAGTTTGGAACGTCTTTTCTGTGCCATTTGCATAGCCAATGGCTTCACATGCATAGTGTACACTACTCCGTTCATGTGGTCAAGCTCATGTTGGAAACAACGTGCAGTTAATCCGGCAAACTTGGTTGTTTTGGTAGCACCAGTGAAGTCTTGGTATTCTACTTCAATCGTATTTGGACGTTCGATAGTTAGGAACAAATCCATATAAGAAAGGCAACCTTCTTCCATTCTGGATGTATCTTCGGAACTTGATAGAATTTTTGGATTGAAAAATGCAACGTATTCGTCACCATTACCCATAACGAACACACGATAATTGTAACCACATTGGTTGGCAGAAAGACCTAATCCTCTATACTTCTTACAAGTCTCAACTAAAGAACTTGCAAACTCAGATGGATTCACAGGAGCATTTGCAAAATCAAAATCTGGCAATCTAGACTTTAATGCAGGATGGGTTTCAGGTACAAGTGGAAAGATTTCAATCTGTTTAGAGATTGCAGGTAAGTCCTTTTTCCACGCATCGGTATCAAATACTAAAACATCATTTTTTACATCATTCATTTTGTCACCTGTGAGAAGTTATTTTTCTTTTCAAATTTAATTACAGACCTAAACTTATCAAAAAGCTGGTCACCTTTATGTGAAATTACAAACACATTTGTGCTATTATCTAGGCTGTTCAGAAGTTTAAGGAATTCTTCTGTGCCAACACCATCAAGAGAAGAATCAAACAC